CTAAGCCACGAAACCTTTCCGTGCGTAGACCTCGTCAAGGGCTCTCGTCAGTAACTCAACCTCCGTTTCGAGCTTCGTGACCTTGTGCTCCAATTGCTCGATCCGCCGCTCATAGCCGTCGATCAGCACCCGTATCCGCGCATCAACGATAGCCGCGAGAGGCGCTTGGCGATTGATCAAGGCCGTCAGGATCGTGCCGACGATGCCGATCAATGCGCCGAGCCCGCCGGCGCCGACCGCCGTGCCCAAAATCCCGCTTGAATCCGACACTTCCTTCTCCGCAACGTTCGTTCCCCTGCACCCGGCTCATGCGGCTGCTCCATCGAAAGCGTAACAGCACGGCCGGCCGCCGTGCTCTGCAAAATCCCGATCAGACCGGCATTTCCACGGGCGTGATCCCCGTCGCCCGAACGAGGTTGGGAGCAGCGGTCATGGCCGCTTGCTCGGTGATCGATGTTATTCAATGGCCCGTTGAAACAAGCAACAGCGCGCCGCACAGCCAAGCCCCGGCCGCGCCGTAGGAGCCGCTCCAAAGGACAACGTCATTGTGGGTGGGCCGAGGGTCCGACATCGCGATGAAAGCCCCTGTTGACGCATAGACCACGATCCAGAATAGCGCCAAGAACGATTCAAGACACAGCATATTCAGCCCTCCTTGAACGGTTCGGCACGCTTGAACTGCCGCGCCAAGACAAAGAGATGCCCGTCATCCCACTCAACAACCGCCGCATTCCGCCTGCGGCCTTCGAACGCCGAAACGCCGAAACGCCGTCCGTCTTGTTGAGGATACCAAAGAAAACATTCATGAAAGCGCCTCCAAAAATAAACCCGCCAAGAGGCGGGCCAACGACGATAAGAATGGATTGAACGACCCCGACCGCGGAGGGTCGATCGCACGCGAATGGGAACACATTCGGGCCATTCAGGCTCCGAATAGGCATGCCGCATTTATCCTTGGGTTCAATTCAGATATCGAGGCGGGTGATCGGCATGTTCCGAAAAGCCGTGCGTGCGGCACATTAGGATATTTCACCCACAGACGGTCTCACACCGTTCACTGCTGCACACCAACATTTGAGAGATCGAAGGGAACAAATCCGAGCTTGAGCGCGGGGCTTGTCGGGCGGAGACTGAAGTCTCCCTCACCACGATTATGAAACTGCGGATCCGCGTCGATCAGCGAATGTCGATCATTGCCATAGGAGGACCGCCACTGATCAAAGTTCGTCTTATCGGACCAGTTCGTTATTTTGGATCCATACTGGTAGTATAGATTATAGTCGGACACCTGCCTCCAGGCCCATTGAGGATTTGTGTTGTCCAACGTATTGGAATATGTCGATGGCCTGCATTTTCCGTCCGCCTCCCAGGCGACGATATTTCGGTGGAAATACATCCCGATTTCGCTATTGGCAAAATCGCCTTTCCAATAATATGGGTAGAGTGGGAAATCCTTGACCCCACATTTGCGCTCCTTACCCCACCGCGTATAGAAGATGTTGTTATAAATTTTATGGTTGATGCCCTTGATCTGGAGAATGCGGCCATCAACCCCGTACACAAGGTTGTTTCTGATTGTAAGACCTGCCGATTCATCATCGAGATAAATGCCGACACCATCCTGTCGCCGCGGATGGAGCTTTATGTCGTGAATCTTGTTGAATTCGATGATTGTCCCGAGATTCGGGCCGTAATTATAGATCGCGCCGAAATCGGCCATATAGGACGCGCCATTCAATCCCAGATCATAAATATGATTATAGGCGATATAGGCCTCCCCCGTCTCGTCATCGACGATATTATGCCGCTTCAAAGGGTCGAGATAATCCGCGTCGACCTGCGAAAACCGCTTGGCAAAACTATTGATGATCCCCGAGCCAGGCCCGCCATGAATGATGTTGTGTGTGATTTTGTTACCGATACCCCGTCCGGTCAGGATCGCGGCCGTCGCATGGAGAATGATCCCGAAATCGCGGATATGGTTGTTGCTGAGGATATGACCGCCGATATTTCCCGTTGAAGCGCTCGTCGTGTAGCCCGGCCCCCAACGATCCCGATTCCATGCGGGTTCATCCCCCGCGATGACGAAACAGGCGCCAAGATCAGACGCGGAACTCCTCGTGACGGAGAGGCTTCTTGTCTTGATCGCGACAATGCCGCATTCCCCAATATGCTCAAACGCGACCTTGTCGAATCCAACCTCATTCGCCCCCCAGATCGTCACGGCACCGACCGGATCGAGATGCCAATTACTGATGGCGCCAATATATCCCGTCTTGAGGATATGCGAGTTGGAATGCGCGAATTTGATGGATCGAAATTTGATCCGGCCGGCCTTCGCGGTTGCATTGTCCGTGTAGGCGGATCCATTGGAGATCCTGACAAGCTCCTCGATCACTGGAGCAATGACGACCGAATCCTCCGGGGTCTCGTTTGGCCTTGGCACATAGGTCAGGATACCGGTCGCGCGGTCGAGATAATGCTCCCCGGGGCGATCGCTTGTGAGATCCTCATAGACATTCTCGCGGCGCCAAGCCGTCCCAACCGGAATCTGCGATTTAAGCACGTGGCTATTCAACGTCGCGGTCCTATTCGCCACGTCGATCGAAGCTATAGGAATAAGATTCCCATAAAATTCCTTGCTGTTGAGCTGGATCCGAACATCCGTAAGATTGGTCCAGCTTTCGTCAAGTTCACCCGAATTGAACCCGAAACGATTAGACCCATGGATACTATGCTGATCTCCGGGGTTGGACGGCCGCACGGGATCATCGACGAAGGGCGCCATCCCCGTGCCATCCACTTGCTGAGCAACGGAAAACCTCTCACTCCCAATCGGCGGATAGATCGGCCACCGGCTTCTTTCCGAGTTCACCCAAAGGTCGCCGAAATACCAGCTTCCCGCAGCTACTTCCGGTATGGCAAGTTTCCAGAACCCGGTTTGCGGATCGATTTCAAAGCCCTTGAGGACGCGTCCGCCGCTCACGATCGGGGCTTCGCCGGGATAGGCTTCATAGATGATCGATCGGCCTCGCCCCGGAGTGTCCTCCAAACCAAATTCGATCTTTTCATCGAGCCAATAGGTCCCACCACGGACCAAAACCCGCCAATCGCGCTCACGACCGCCCGGCTCGGCAAGTTGCAGCCTTAGCTTGTCCCGCACACCGTTGAGCGTCGCGCACGGACCGTCCGAGGCAAGCGTATTCGGCGCCGCGAGAGTGCAAGACCAGGAATCCCTTCCTTCTGGTGCAACGAAAAAATCGCCCTGGCTGAGGAGCCTCGCATCTGGAGGCGACGTGCGGTCATCGCCCCCGGCCAAACTAAGGTTCGCCGATATATTCGAGACCAACACAATTGCGAGAAACGCTCTAGGGCTCGCCATAAATTGCGTCATTGCACCCCGCCGCGCATGGTTCAATGGTTCGCCGGTCAATGCCTATGAGCTTCGATCCGGCCACTTCCCCGATTGAACCACGCTCCGGCGGCTGCATTATGTCAGAGCTTATTCGCGATGGCCGCGATCATTGCATCGGCTGCTCTATAGCCGAGGTGGAAATGCCCTGCCGGCGACGGATGCGTCACATCCGCTCCATTCGCACCCCCCGTATAAAGATCCGAATTGCCGTCTCCCGTCGGGGCACCAGTCCGACCGGTGCCAAAGACCCATGGATTATCCGTCGAACTACCCGTTCCCGTAACCGGCACAAAGAAAAGGTTCGGATCTCCGCTCATACGGGTTTGCACCACTGCTTGCAAACCATTCTCAAGCGCCTGGATGGTCGCAAGCGCAATATTGCCCTTGAATACGCCAAAGACAAAAATCGGAATCATCGGCATGCTGGCCCTGATCGCATCGAGGAGCAAGCCGACTTCCGCCTGAACGCTCGCCACGGACGACGCATTGTCATTAATTCCCATGGCGAGGCCCACAATATCGGGATGTGGATCGATCACGTCCGAAATTCGTTCTCGGAGGGAAAATTTCGTGCCGCCGACATTATTTAAATATCCGGTGCCGCCGCTGCCAGACGCCCACATGTCCTTGATTCCAAGACAATCAGCCAAGACGAAAGCCCAGCCGTCCGCGATGCGTGATGCCCCCACCCCCGCGGTGAACGAATCGCCGCCGATGACCATGCGCAAGCGGTCCGCGTTCGGCACAGCGTAGATGGAGTCGGTCGGGCCGACCCGCGCCTCCAAGAACGCGCTCGCAAGCTCTCCTTCGAGAACGATACGCCGAATCTTGCGTCCTCCAGCCGCCGAAAAGTCGAGGGAAATATAATAGGTCGACGTCCCTCCGGGCGGCATTGTCGCGGTGAGGCTGACATAACGACCATCGACCAGAAAGCGGAACGGCGTCGTCGCATTATTATTCACGGCAAAGCAAATCACGCTCGCGTCCGCCATGAATTCACATCGCCAGGCAACGCCATCGCGCGGCGGATCACTGAGGACATTGCCCGCTCCGGTCCCAAATCGCGAGACACACCAAGCTCGCGAAAAAGTCGTGAAATAGGGAACAACATTCCCGCCATAGAAAGCAAATGGCGTCGGGTTCGTTTGATACCGATAGGCTTTGCTCAGCGCGCCGGGGGCAGTGGTGCTTCCCGATATGTCCGGAGGAGAAGTCATGGCCGGCATCAAGTGCGGATTGTCAAATCGTGCCACCCTTGCCAGCCGTTTGAGCTTGCCATAGATTGTCTCTGAGCCCACATTCGCCGCCATCCCGGCCGGAGCGAGCTGAAGGCGCCACCCATTCGCCTCGAGCAGCGGCACATCGAATTTCAGCACCTCCACCGGGGCACCGGAAACGCTGGTATAGGTCCTTCCGTGGAAAGAAATCGTGCTTCGGCTGCCGTCGTCCGGGGGAACCATGAGGCTTATGGCCATGGCGTCATCCTTTCAATAAAAAACCCGGCACTTCGGCCGGGTCGCATTCGCACCAAGAACAATGAATCGATCACTCAGGATGTAGGTCCACCGCAAAGAAGATATTGAATTGCAATCCGCACCGCGCCACCTGTAAAATCGGCGGGGCCTGTATCCGTGCCATTCCGGCCCGTTAATGTAATTGTCGATCCACTATACCATGCGGTCGGGCCGATAACCCCAACGTTGGTTGTGCCAAGACCCGACTCGATGCCCGACCCGAACTGGCCATTTGCCGTACCCGCCCCTCCGTTGGAACCTATCGTTGCGTCCACACGGAAGGATCCTGCGCCAGTAATCGCCTCGGTCACGCGAACTGACACCGCAAGAACGATGGAACGCTCGGGAATTTCAATCAATGAGCTGACGCTCGCTCCCGAAAGTTCCGACAGAAGTTCCTCGATCGATCCTATTTCAATCTTGGAGCCATGAGCCGCATTCGTCAAGAGACCCACAGGTCCCCCCGCCGGCGCCCAGCCTCCGGGCTGAACCCCATCGTGAACCTGGACACGATTGTTGGTCGTATCGACAATCAATTCGCCCACAGCTCCCGTGAAGGTCGCAAGGAACGATGCCGCCTCACGGCGCCGTTTCACCTGTATGCTCATGCCGATGCCAATCCGAGGTCGATGATGGTGACATTCGACTCCGAGGCGAGCCCGAAGTCATCCGTGTTGATCGCGGCAGCGCTCGCGCCGCCATAATCGAGCGCCGTACCGAGCGCCAGCGCTTGTACGACTGGTCCCAGCCCCGCCCCTGTCCCTCTTGGAACAAACGTATAGACCTTGCACGCCGCCAAATCCTGGAGCGCTTGACCGAATATGTTGAAGCTTTGGAATTTCAAGTATAGCATCGTCCCAACGTAGGCCGCAGGCAATGCGAACTTGAAGATGGCATCGTCTAGTCTGGCGAATCGTTCACCGGTAGTATGTGACACGTCGTGTGTCCCGTGCAGACCACGCATGAGGATGGTCAGATCGTAGCGCCTCGGCCCTGTCAAAGTCGCGACACTATAGGCGACCAGTTCGTCACCGACGAGAGAAAGCGTCAACCCTGCCTTTGCATCCGGTTCCGAAACTGACCCAAGCTCTCCCCCACTTTCCGTCAAATCGACGGCCAACACACCATTCATATCCGTCCCCGGCTCGCTGTGATGTTCGAGCGCCTCGGTCAGCGAACCATGACGGGCGGGTCTATCGACCCTCCCAATCTGACTAAAGGTGCCGTTATCCGTCGAGGCATGGATAAGACAGCCGCCCCAGAATGGATCTGCTTTCCCGGCAACAGCATCAGGAGGGATGGTATTGCTCGGCTCCACAGTCGCCCGATCTGCCTGCATTGGCATGGGAATCGCCGATGCGACACCGCCCCCCGAAGCAAAACCAGCCCCCCAAACATAGAGCCCTTCACCCAAAGCCCCAACATAGGATGTCGAACCATAGACATCTTTCAGGATGATCGAAACCCCCGGGGCGGCTGACGCCGTCATCATACATGTGATTGACAGGAGGTACCAAGGCCCACCTGCGACCTGCGCGATCGACGCGGCCGTGATCCCGGATGTTTCCCCCAGTGAGATACCGTCGACGAGATCGAAATCAACGCTTTGACTTGCCGACCCGTCATGAATCTTCAAACGGCAGGCATCGCGTTCACCGGCATGGAGATAGACCGAGAATTGCACGAGCGTACCGATCTCCACCGGCGGCAAGTCGGCCCTTGCTTCGTGTGTACCTTCGGAATCATCTTCGGATAGCTTGTACGCCATTGTGATTCCGCCAGATACCGCGACCCAGATTTCGCGCAAACCGCCGGTTAATGACGCGGGAGGCTCAAAGATGACCGGCGCATTGACAAATGCGGGCGCGATATTGTGGTCGAGCCCTCCACCCTTGCCGATCTCAACCGGATAGGCCTCCGCAGTCGCCGTGCCTCCCGGGAACTCCTCGGCCAGCACGTTCAAGGTCCCATCATCATCTTCCTCAACGGAAAGGATCCGGACCGCCGCATGGTCCAAACCAAGCGCGGGATCTGTAAGGGTCACGATATCCATTGGCTCGAGGAGACAATATTCGAATGAGAGCCGGAAAGCGTAAGTATTGCGGATATAAATCTCACGCTGCAAAATCAGCTGCGCGATTTTTTGCGCGATATAGGCATCACAGATTTCATGAGCCGTTATCGTCGGTCCATCACGCCGCCCGTAGGCCTCGATGGCATTTTGATCCCATACAATGATGGGAGTCGCGTTGTAACCACCCCATCTGTACGAGATTTCGAGGGTCTGGAGATTGAACGCCGAATAGGGGTCCTTGCGCTCGATATGGATGGGATCGTCATCCGCGTCGCCGACAAAATCATCGTCGTTCAGATGATAGGCTGGGGTAAGGTTCGGATCAAATACAACCGATCCGCCGGCGTAAAGACCGCCCGTGAGCGGAGCATCACCATAAGGTACGACCTTCAGCTTCCCCCCGGACCAGACCGCGGTCGCGTTCGTAAGCTTCAACCAGCGCGTCAGGATCGCGTTCGCCGATTCCTTGTTGGATAGCATCGGGGAAATCGCCAGCCCCGCGGCCCGGCAATAGGCTTGATACGACGCGCTTCCCGACGAACCGAAAAGCGTCGATGCATCGATAGACTCGGGTGGAAATTGCACGCCATACTGAGAATTTATCAGAAAATCATAGATGACTTCCGCCGGATCCGCATCCCGGCCATTGACGACGGCCGTCCATGACTTGAGCCCATAAATCTCGAACTGTAGCGATCCGATGCTCCCGCTTTGGCCAAGGTCATACCATCCTGATACGGTATAGGCCAAACCCCGATAAGGCAATGCCTCACCGGCATGGTCCACGCTCAAATAGCCCCAGGATTCTTGTGTCGTGCTTCCGTAGAACAGTCCGAGTTCAAGGCTCTCAAGCGTCGCAACACTTTGACCGTTCCAAATTGTACCGACGGACCCAATTGGTCCCTCGCACAGCCCCATCGCAATCGCGGTACGATAATTATAGCCCGATAATGTCTTGCGGCCTCCCCCTTTCCCACCAGCCTTGGTATATTCCGGTATCGCCTGAAAATCGCCGGTCCAGATAATGTTTGGGGCAACCTTATTGTTACCATACACAATCGCAATTGGAACCGCGTTGCTCGAGGTCTGGATCTGCAGGCCCGTTAGCTGCGGGACTTCCGCGGTCTTCGGGCCACGTGCGCGAAGAAAGCTCATCTTCGGGGATCCTCCGCAACAGCGAAATCATTGTCCGCATGTCGTGAGTGGGAAAAATAGCGCGGTTTCCGGCAGGGATGGCAAAGAACCATGTTGTTCTCGACGGTTTCCTCGAAGACGACCCCTGCGGGCTGAAAGGCGTGGACGATCGCGAGCGGCATGATTTGCGTCACGATCGCGCCATGCGAATAGGTCCGCCCATAGCGGAAGACCATGACATCGCCCAGCATTGGCGAGCGCACCTCCGTGCAATGCTCGAAGATGAAGCCGAGATATCGTTCTTCGGACCGATGCAGATGCCAATCATCCGGATAGGGTCGCGGATCGAAGGGCCTGCAAAGGCCGAGGTCGACGAATACTCGGACGAGTAACATCCCGCAGTCGACTCCGATTCCCGGCACATCCGCGCAGGAATGATAAGGCGTGCCGATCCATTTACGCGCCTCGGCAACGATACGCGCGCGCTGATCCACTTGGCTCACTATGATCACACTGCGTGGGTTGGGGGTGGAACGTATGGGAACCCGCGGAAATTCACGAGATTGCCGAACTTCAACTGGCATGTGGTTTGGGTGTGATCACAGCCAAGATAGGCAACGAATGTGTCGCCTGGCGCGGGGGCGTTCAAGAGAGGATAGGCAAGGGTCAGCTCCCCTGCGGTTCCACTCTTGATTGTCGCCGTCAGTCCAAAATTAATCCCTGACGTGAACGTCACCGTACCTTGCTGATAGGCCGACGAGGCGCTCGTCCATTGTATTGTCTTAGTGCTTGACCCGACACCCACGGTCCCATTCACGCCGAAGGCATTTTTGACAAGGCCGCAGCCAGAATCATAAAGCACATGAACACATGACGGCGCGTAGAGATTTCTCGGCATATCCAGATCGAGAAGAATGAGGTCGGAGTTGACCGTAACCTCCGCCGTCGTCCGGCCGATTCTATCGATCGTGCCAACACGTCCTTTGAACAAAGTCACGGTGCCAATAGGAGGCTCGGTCCATGAGCTCAGGAACGCGCGGTCCCGCTGGATTTTGCACCCATCGAACACGCCGTTTCTCAGCGCCTGCAGGAACGGTACGCCGCCGACGATATCCGCGTCTCTCGCGGATATCGTGATCTGCTGCTGATCGACATCAAGTCCGGCTGAACATTTAAACTTTAATCCATCCACAAGCACGGAGTCCGCAAGATACGTATAGCCCGCCCACACGACAGGGACATCGGCGCTTGTATAGGTCAACACAAGGCCGCTCGAGAGAGTGAAGGTGTAAAGATCGGCAAGGTTGGCCTTGGCGTCGCGAGTGCGCAACATATCAAGGTGGGCGATCAGCTCGGGAGACGCGAACCTCATGATCTAACGCTCCGGAATCTCAAGCTTTCAACTCGCCACAGGTGAGGCATGAAATTCTCAAAATCGCCCTGGTCGTCAAGAAACCGGCATTCATACGCAAAGGCGAAATCCGCCGTGATGACCACTCCGGCGCCAGGTGGAGACGAAAAGGTGAGAGCGTTAGGCTCAGTGAGCGACCACCCTGAATCCTGGTCGACCCCATCCTGATAGACATGCGCGATGCTTGTCACCCAAGATACCGGTTCGATGAAGGTTCCGAGTGTCCGGACGAAGGTGAACGTCGTCGCTGTCCCATCGGCGATTGCGAGGGCTTGGCCAGTGATAGAATGATCCGAAGGATCGATATAAAGAAAGGTTCCGAACTGGCCCTTGCATTGCAGGTACAGCCCCATCAATGCCTGCAGAGAATTGGCCCCGAGGCCCGGAAAGGCCGCATTTGAGGCCAGACCTTCGAAGGTCAATTCAAACTCATAGAGCGGGTAGGCAAAGTTGGGCGCTCTAATTTCGCGACCCGAGACATGTCCCGCCACTCGGGTTGCAAAAACCGGCTTTTTGTGGACGGACCAACCCTGGCCGGCAAGCACCGGAAGCACTGGAGGCATTGGCATCATTCCCCCCTCACCGCGCGAATCCGGATCGATTCACCCCGCCAAAGTCGTTCCATGAATGCCTCGATTTCGAGATGATCATCGGCGAACCGACAAAGCACCATGGGACCAAGCTCAAGTTCCTCTGGAACCGAGAGTTGAAACGGCAATTGAGGCCCACGCCGGTTCGCGTAGAACGCGACCAGGGTTTCAAGATCCTTCGTTCCGTCGTCCCTCAAGACATCGAAGGTAAGCTCGATTTCCAGCACCGCCCCAACCCTTCTTGCCGCCCGGCTCTCCCGCCCGGATATGTGCTCGCTGGCGATCGTCTCAAAGAGCGGCGCGTAGCGTATCGACCAGCCTTGTCCAGCAAGCTCGGGAAACGCCGGGTAGGATCCCGGCGATAGCGGCACATCCGGCTGGGGGGGTAGGACAAACGGCCCCTTGCCCGCGATCCAGTTTCCACTCCGCCAATTGGCCGCGTCGCCCCATACTGACGAAAGCTTTGGGAAGGTCGGAAAGGGCCTTGCATCCCAGTTCCAGACCGAACAAAAGGCCGGCTCTAGCAGCACGATGCCTGCGTCCGAGACCTCGTTATTACCATCCTCGAACCAATATTCATGGACCGCTTCAAGAGCGAGACGCGAGAGCGCGGCATCTTCCCTCGGCCGGAAGGATGAGCCGTCCGCCGGTTCCCACTCCGACCAGAAGGGTGTGAAGCTTTCCGACGATTTTGGATCGAAGAAGACGTTCGGTTGATTGGTCCCCTTGTCGCAGGTCGGGTATCCATATTCCGTGAAGCTTATGGATTTCGCTCGCGGACTCCACTTGGTATCAGCGCCCTGTGGTTCCCAGCCACCAGATACATCTGGATAAATTGCTTTATGGGTGTTGTTCCACCACCAGCGCAATTGCTTATTCGCGAGCAATTCCTGATTTGGATAATAGGGGGATCGAGATTGGGTTCGCCGGTCTCCGAGTGGACGGGAGACTTGCAGGCCCGATCCGTGGGGATCCAATCCGCGTCCATCATTGCGACTATCGAAATAGGTCCAGTTGAATTTTTCGCCTCCTTCAATATTCGCCTTGAGATAGGCCTTCGAGTGGAGGCTCGGGTGTCCGTCAAGGCCAAGCCCGTTCATCGTGGCAGGGCTTGGCGGCCACGGTCCATCGGGCTTTGGGTCCGCCCAATGCAAGACATCGAGCCCACCCGCGCCGGCCGTCCAGTCTGATAATGGCAAATAATTATCAATCCCCACAAGGTCGATACTCGGATGCGCATAGAGCTGATCGAGGTGCGGCCATTGTCCTTCATCGGACGGGTCGGACATTTCATGCTGGACCCCCATCCATACGGACCAGTCGGCCGCATAGCTGATGAGATTTTTCAACGCCGTGAGATTTTTCGCGAGCCCCGCGTCATCGAAAATCCCACGGACATCATCGGCAAGACTTTTCAAAGCATTGACAAAAGGATAATCCCAGATCGCCTTGCCGTCGCTCCCGATCGTCCCCGCTTTTGTCCAGGCCGGCCCGCGAATCGTCTCAAGACCGCGTAGCTCAGACCCCACAAGAAAGAGATCGACCCCTCCAGCCAGAACGCAAAGTTGGGCGTAATGCAGGATCATCCTGCGATAGGTGAAATCCGTCGCTGGGCCGCTATAGGCCACCGTGAGATTGATATTATCCCGGCTAAAGCTTCCGCTTGGAGCAGAGCCAAGGAAACTCGCGACCGCCGCAGCGGCGGCCGAGTTCCTATCAGGTGAATGGGTAATCCGGCCGCGCCATGGAAAGCCCCCCGGAATATCCATCAGGATGAACGGATAAAAGACGACACGATAACCGCGCGCCTTCAGCTCTAGGATCGCCCGCACCACGGACTGATCCGATGGGGTTCCTCCATAGCTGAACGTGCCGCCACTCGACGAGATCGGGATGAGTTCCGGCGAATCCTGCGTCAATCCGGAGCAGCGCCATTCGTCCTGGTGCCACGCCCCGCCATAATAAGCTTCGACCTCGCCGCCCGTATAGGTCGTCGATGGATAGATCCGGCAGGCGCCCGCGCTTGTCGAATTGCCGAACCACGAAATAATCAACGCAACGGTCCGGCACTCGGGGAACAAGGCTTCGAGCTGGTCGATCGCATAGGAAAAGTCGGTCGTCGCCCCGCCCGGTGCATGGTAGGTATTTATGCCAGATAGTTCTATTTCCTTGACCCGTCGGCCACGATAGGGAATCGTGTCATAGGATGCCTCACCGGTTGAGGGCAAAAGATTCACACCATTAATATAAGTCATGCACCGCCGCCGAGCTTGCCAAGACCAAGATGCGCGCCCGTCCGCACGCCTTCGCTGATCGTGCGCATAATGGTCCGATCATGGTTCTTGAGGAACCGCTTGACACTTTGAGCGTCTACGGCGTTCACGTTGATATTCGTCGAATGATGAACGGTGGCTTTGCCCTTCTCTCCGAGCGGTCCATTATCGAGCGCGGAGCGCCAGGCTGCCGCCGGACCGGCCGGAACGATCATCTCGCCCTTGTGCACTTGCGCAATCATATCGCCAGGCAATTCCCAGGATCCGACCGCGAAAGACGCAAGGCCGCTCGCAACGCCAAGCACCGTTGCCTGGCCAGCCAGCGCAGGCCCTGCCGCCGCTGGCCCCATAATTGGAGAGAGGAAACCAAAGATGCCGGCGAAAGTCTGCGCCGCAGAGGCAAAAATGCTTTTCAAGATCCCCGAGATGATGCCAAGCCCGGAACTTGCGGCGGCCGTGCTCTCGAGACTTGTGCGCGCGGATGTCCCGGCCGACACGGCCGCTGTCTTCGTGGCCTCACCCGCGGTTGTCGCGGCCGTCTGCGCCGCAACACCGGCAAGCCAATCCGCCACCATGCGAATGCGCGCCTGGACGAAGCTTTGGATGACTTGCAGCAGAATGTTGCGGGCGGCATCCCGCAACGACATCGTGCCCTGGATCATGCCCATGATCGACCGCGTGACGCTTCCGCCGATCTGGTCAAATGAGCGACGATAATCGCGAAAAACCTGCGCGCTTGTTTCGCGCTCGATGGCTTGCCGCCTCAGCGCCGACTGGCTCGTCAGTTCCTCTAGCCGGTGTTGTGTCGCCGCATAGGCTGACGTTCCTTGCCGGTAGGATCCGGCAAGGAACTGCAGATAATTGCGCTCCACATCCACACGCCGATTTTCGAGCGTGAGGAGGCTCGTCAACTCATCCTGGCGGGAAATCTGCGCCAATTGAGCCTGCTGCCGAACGCTCGTTGCCTGTTCCCTCAGGCCGCTTAAGGCAAGCGCCCGGCGCGACTGCTCCGTCTGGCGCGCGATCACCAGCTCATCGCCGCTAGCGGCGCGCATCGCCGACGTCTGGCGCGCCGCTTGGGCTGCATAGGCCTGTGTCAGTGAGCCGAATGAGGCATTAAGCTGATTAGCCCCGTTCCGCAGCGAACCAATGGTCGAATCCATCGTGCTCGCCGCTTGCTGCAACCGGCTTTGCAAATCGGAGACATCCGCAGAAAACGTGATGACGATATCATCGGACATGCATGCTTGTCCTTGCGGCCTTGCGGTGGAGGCGACATGTCACGACCTTGGTTCGGTTAAGAGCCAGACATGCCACCCAACGAGGAGGTCTTGGAATTCACGCGCCGGGAGGCCTGGCGCGTGTCCGGCTGTGCGGTGGCCTTTTCGAATCACCCCCCTTCATCGACGCGCACGAATCCGTCAGGACAACGCGTGATAAGGGCCCCGATCCCGCTTGGGTCCGCCTCGCTCCGCACGGCGGTTTCCTCGGCTTTCCGCTCGATGCCATAAACGCATTTCAGGATCTCGTGTACGGGTGGATGGTCCTGCCAATAGGCGAATAGTTCAACCACGTCGCAAAAAGGCATATCGTCGATTTCAGCGGGCGTGTAATGGCAGGCCGCCATAAGCCGCGCATAGACCTTGGCGAAATCTACGCGGGCGGGCTTCCTCCCTGAAGCGCGCCCGCAACAGCTTCCCCCGGGCGCGGCTCCGTGCCGCTCGAGGTCTCAACAAAGCCACCGAGTTTGAGCACGACCGCCATCGCCGCTCCGATCTCACTCGCGGTCGCCTCGATTTCCGATAGCGTCGAGGCTGCCTCCGGGTGGTCGCGCCGAAGCGCGATCGCGACAATGAACATTGCCGCACTGATATGGCCCTTCGATTCGAACGTGCTCTCCATCAGGATCGGCTCGATCGCCTGCACCTGAGCAAGTGTCAAAGGCCGAATTGTCCATTGCTGCTCGCCGAGCACGATAGTCTCTGCCCCCACCCGCATGTTAGGACGCCTCCGCGAAGGACCAGGTCATGACATTGCCCGCAGCATCCGCGTAGCAGGAAAAATCGAACTCGGGCATGACGAAGTCCTCGAGCTTTGTTTTGAAGCTCAGCTTGTTCGAGGTGCAATTATTGAGTCTCAGCGACACCGCCTGCCCCTGGAACGTCGTGTAGAACTGCGCCTGAAATGTAGGCGTCGTGCCCAGCAATTGATTGGTGACCGAGAACTTATGACCACTGCCACTTAGCGAATAGGTATAGCTCGCCAGCACAGCCTTGCCTGTATCCGCGGCGTTGAATGTATAGACACCCGAGGCAACGGAATATTGCCCAGGCGAGGGAGCGGCAGCGACCTTCGTCAAAGGTAGTCCGGTCGCGACGTATACAACGCCATGGTCATCGGAAAAGCTCGCGGCGTTTGCCACCGTCACCGTATAGGGCGCTGCGGCCGGCACCGTCCCTGCCTCGGCAAACGAGGTTGCAAGCTGCCCAGCGGATGGAGAAATCCCGTAAAACAGGTGGGCAAAGGCTAGGCCCGAGATCCGCGCGACCTTCGCCTTTCCCGTGGTCTTGATCGTGCCGCGCGCCTCGACGATCGCCCGCTGATATTGGCCATGCAATTCCTTGATTGTCGCGGTTTCCTCGATCGTAACCTCCTGCACGAGCCCGAAATTAACCGGCGTCGCATTTGGGATGTCCGTGCGGGTTCCGAGCAAGATACCGGAGCCGAAACTATACATCGAAGACCCTTTCCTTCGTGATCATGTCATTTGGTCGCGGAATGAGCCGATCGTCTACGATTCTGCACCGGCGAGGCTTGCCAGGGCTTCCGCGAGCTGCAGCTTCAAGATTTCCTTGGCCTCGTAGAGAAGATTCCACGCCTCTGTATCGCGTGCCACGGCCGATCCGTGGAAATGTGAAAAGTGCCATTCATCCACAAGCTCGGCGAGGCGATCCACTGTCAATTTCGCTACAGGTTCCGACATATTGAGTTCCTATGGGAGGACGATCTCGATCGGCACGATCACGAGCGCATCGCCATCGAGATCGCCCGGGTCCTTCAAAATCTTGCCATCGATCCGGCAATGGTAAACTATTCCGCCAAGGGTGTTGCGACCTATGCAAAGGTCAGCGCCGGACAAGGCGAAGGCTCCTTCAAGGGCATCGAGGACATCATTGATAAGCGGGGCCCCACTCGTCGTCTGATCTTTTGCATTGAGATAAATGAACAGCCGGATTTCGAGCACACGCTTTGGAACCGCACTTGCGCTCCACGAGTGACGTTCCTCACCCCCCTCGAACAGAAAGCACGCAGGACGATTAACGGATGGAACATCGCTCCAAAGCCTAAGGCGGCGCGCAGGACCAAGCTTCCAGGGATAGGCGGCTGCGATCAATCCCATCAGAGCCGTCATGACATTTTCGCGCGATGGCGCAGCCATCAAACTCTCCCTTCAGGATGAAGCGATCCGCGATCTTAACAGCGTCGGCGTGGTGTCATTTCTGGCCAGAACGCAAAGCCTCGATAGCCAAACGTTTCAGATCTGGCTCCACATCACCGCGCACCATGGACAGCATGCGTGCGGCCTCCTGATCGCGCCCCAACACCTTTTCGCCAGCTCGCCGCGATAGCCCGTCGTCGGAACCGCCATTATGATCCAAAATCCCGTTCTTCAGGTTCACCAATTCCCGCGCATTGCGTTTTGTGGCAATGGCCGCCAAGGATGCGCGCTCTGCCTTCGACCCCAATGGCGCCGCCGCGTTACCGTCTGGACCTCCTGCCGTAACAGCGGCTTGCCCTTCTTCCGAAGAAATAACCGCTCCCACATCCGGGCGAGCCAATTGTTCTTTCAAACGCGCCAGGACAAGATCGCGGACGGCATCGACACGGTATCGCCACATCCCGGCGATGTCCTCAGGGCTCATCATGGCATGACCACACGGCGATAAGGCTGCAGACCGAGAGCGACGTAATCCGGCATGTCCTTTACGACAAAGGCAATTGTCTCATGACCGCCAAGCGCTTTTGATCGCTGCCCGATGCGGGATCGATAGGCATAGCGCTCGGCCGCCCATTCAATACAACAAGACGCCAGATCGGCCGGGACATAGCCATAGGTGATAAGGACTTCCCGTCCCGCATCCGCGCTGGCGAATGCGTAGGTACCATCGTCAACGGCATATTGACCAGCACCCGGCATTTCGGACACAAGCTCGAACGGCCCGCCATCCAGATCGATTACCCCTCCGTCGCATGCATAGGCGCCATAGGGCGCAAGCACGGAGGTCATGTAGGGAGTGTTCACGGGGACGGTAGCGGGTTCATTGGTTCTCTGATAGCCCGCCTTATAGATAACATGCACATTCTGCACACCCGAACCAAAGCTAGCCCCGCGCAAGGATAATCTCTGCATGGCACCGGGTGGCGCCAGATCTGGGGCATCGAAGACATAGCCACCCTGACCCACTGCCCCCGGCGCAAGTGACGTTCCAGCCGGAACCGCGAGAGCGTTTACACTACAGGAAAGGACCTCATTGACCGGCCATTGTCGTAGCAGGATCGACTCGTCCATCCCGCCGTCGTGAAACTCGACATAGGTCGCGGGCAAGATCGAGGGCCGATTGATCGTGCTGAGGATAGCACGGCTCATCTGGGTGATGAGCCGTGCAAGAATTTCGTCATCGTCGCTTCCTGCAACATCGAGCCAGCGCTTAAGGTCAGCCAGCCTCGCGAGGTCGAAGGGGGATCCCATTACATGAAGGCCTTTCCATCAAATATAGATTTGGTGGCGCAGATTCTTTGCGCGAAAATCCACCGCGCCCGAGCGCCACCCGCTTGCCTAACGAGCGTCACGCCCCGCGCGCACGACGTGCCAGCGCGCGCAATTCGTCATTAGTGACTGGCAGCGAGACAGCAACACGCCTTTCCTTGAGGAAAGCAAAAAGCGCCAGCCGGTTCATGCTTTCAATCGCGCGGTGATCACTCAGATCACTCGCGCTCCGCGCCTCACCTTCTTGGCTTACGGGCTCCAAAGGCCGGGGTGTGGCGCCAGGCGGGATCGGAACAAATCCATGTGGACCGAGAGCGGCAAAGGCATCCGCCTCGACGTCAACCGATCCGTCTTCATCAATCGTGAGGATGCGGCCTTGATAAGACAATGCGACGCAGCCTTCAGGAGCCCAAATTTTCACTGGTTTGCCCTCGTACGAAATGGCCATTCCTGCTGCGCCGGACGCGATGGCTTGCTCCACTCCATCGATCGCCCATGCGCACGCTGGAGAGCCAGCCGATATTGACGACGGGCTCCGATCCTAAACAGATCACACGGTGCCGATATTTGTGATCACGGCCATGGATGGCGGGAAGTAATTCTGCAACACCTCGTCGGCGTAAACGCCATATTCGTATTTGCGCGTGCGCAGCGGCCATTCGATCTGATAATAGTCTTGACGTGTCCGGATCTGCACGACATTGCCGACGCCGGCAAGCGGATATGGAAGCATCTTGGTCGTGAACAGGATCGTCCCCGCCGGCATATTCGGATGCACCTTGATGTCGACGACGCTGCCCCCCTGCATGGAGAAGCGATTGAGATAGGTGCGCACCATGATGCCGCCGCCCACCATATCCTGCGCTGATTCAAACACGAATCTTTGCGCCGACGTCTGCGAACCGGCAAGGATACCCCGGGAGATGCTGGAGGCCTCCTGAGAACTTACCCACATCGTATCGGGAGATAAGCGATAATTATCCCACATGGACTTGAGGACGACATCGATCTCGACGATTCCGCCAACCCCATCATTGGTCAAGGGCGTACCGGTCCCCGCAGTTCCGGTCGGCATGGCGAGAACATGGGCCCCCGACCCCGGCTTCAGAGCCTGGTAGATCAAACCATCGAAGGCCAGCCCATTGGTTGAATTATCGTTGGGACCGAGCGAGGCCGCGGCCTGTGTCCCCGTCGCCGCACCAGTGATTCTGATGGAATTAATGGTCGTGATGGCACCAAGCACCTCCGCGCCCGCCGCGCCCCAAAACCATGCATAACCGAGAGCGCCAGGAACGCTTGTAACGGTCGCCAGAACCGAACCGGTCGAACCGGTTGTCGCAACCGTCGCATTCATGCTCTTCCGGCCAACACCCCCGCCAAACGTATCGGATGAGGTGCCATCCGCGTTGGTGCGCGTGATCTCGCCCTGGACACCGCCGGCAATACTGCCGTTGATCATTCCGTCAAGCGTCATCGCGGCACAAATCACCGACCAGGTTTGCGCCGCGAGTGTTCCGCCCGTCGTCGCGGCGGTCAACGTGGGGGTCGGCGTCGTGCCGAGAGGATTTGAGGTGTTGCCGCCGAGGATCATCGCCTCCTCGCCGAGCATCAGCGCTTCTAGGCCAGTCTTCGCAGCGATGGCGCGAACATCGTCGAATTCATTACCCGCATATTGGGCCTCGAAGTCGACACTGGTTTCAACACCAATTCCCTTATAGGTCGCGGTATAGTCGTGGGTCGCGACCGCGAGGACACCGCCGCGGTTCGCGGTCGAAACGCCGAAGCGCAATCCTGTCGTGTTGATCGCGGTGATCGCGCGCCACGCGGCCTCGATGCCACCCTTGCCCGAGACACGCGGAATCATGTTACGCAACGGCGTGAGGACCGGGTAGAGAAATTTCGCACCGAGTTCGAGATCATAGAAGGTAAGGCCCGAGGCTGGGCTGGCGCTCGGAGAAAAAGTGCTCTTTTCGAGGCCAATGAGGCTTTTGAACCGCGGGTCGCCGAGCGGGCGCCGTTGCGCCGCCTTGAGCCGGTCCAGAACATCCTGAACATCGGTGTGCATGGTCATATGTTGCTCCTAACCGCACAAAATTCGGTAGAGATGTCGATGATTACCGCCGCCAGATCGGCGATCAGAACGGGGGAAAGGTCGCCCGCAATGGCGCTAGAGCATCGTGCGCAAAAGTGTGCGCGGTTTTGCGCGCGAACGATGCTCTATGCTTTTGACTCTGGAGCATTTTGCTGACCTTCAGGTGATTCCACCTGAAGGCAAAATGCTCTAGAGCGGCGCCCGTTCAAAGTGAATCGGACTTAACGCTCTAGAATTTTGATTGAGCATGATCCGCGCAACCGGCGTCCACTTGCGCGGATCATGCTCTAGCGATTTGAGCCACGGCCGTTTCGCTGTGCCAATTTGATGGCGAGAACGGAGAGCGCATCTGGATCGGAGAGGAGGGCTTCGACCGAGTCTCCATGGCCGGGATCAAGCCCGAGATCCCTTTGTTTTGAGACAGCGCGTGTGGGACCTATGTAGGGGAGAGGCAGAGGCTGCTCTTCAATCTTTTTGATACGCGCGAGAACATCTGCAAGCGTCACGGCGATCCGGTCGAACCGCTTCTCCAATCCGCCACCAGCGCGCTTTTGTGCCCCGCACGCGGCACCGAGTTCCACCGCCGTATCATGCATGCGCTGAATCCGGCTATCGTCATGCTTGTCCTCATCGCCGCGGCCCGCCTTGGCGGAGACGTCATGGGAAGTTCGCCGGCGTGCCGGCGCCCTGACGTTCATGCCACGGCGCGGTGCCCCCTCGATCGGTAAGGACATTAGGCCACGCAAAATGGTGCTAGCCCGTTCGAGAAGATCGCGGAGTTCTTCCGCTTCCTCGGGGCCCGGCGCGCTACCCTCCTCCGGTGAGATATCGGCGTCCTGAAGCCAGTCCATTTCCTCCACAAGGAGGCCGATCCTTTGCGCTACATCCGACTTATGCCCAAAACGCCGCCATTCTTTCGACCCATCCGCCTTTATCATTTCGAAGTGCGCCTGTGGTAGGCACGGAAGATCGACAAGCGAAATTTCCGTCGGAACCGCAGTGTAGCGCGTCAAGCCATCCTCGTCGGTCCAACGTTGGGCGTAGGTGCCGCCTTGCGAAAATCCGCTATAGACTCCTTCGGTCACCTTCAGCCATTCGGTATCGTCCACGACTTTGGCGCAGATTTCGATCTGCTTTGCCTCGTCGTTGAAGGTGATAGCCGTGACCTTCCCGGCCGCGATCGGCCCATGCATAGCGCGCAGATTGCCGAACGACTTGCCGTTGGTCGACCGAGAGATTTCTTGCGACCATTGTTCGTAGTTCGGCTTGGTCGAGGCATAATCGCAAATTTCTCCGGCCCGATCCGCGACCTCCGCGGTTGCGACACCATAGACGAGGCGCCGCGCCGCATCGACTTTGGTGATTGGTAGGAACATGGAAAGGTCCGGCATATGAATCTCCAAAAAGAAAGCCGCCTATCCGGCGGCTGTTTAGATTCTTGCGTCCTATCTTCAGCAATGAGGCTTGGCCATGCCCGCAATCCTCATAAGCAACGCAATCGGCTGCGTTGCGCTTTTGGCTTTGGCGAGGTCCGGCTAATCGGGCAAAATAACATAGCCCGCATTCGATAAAGTCATCGGACGATCCGCCGCGGCCTCGGACAAAGGTTGGCGCCCGAGCATGCTTCGGGCCTCATTGATTGTAATGATGCCCTTGGTTGCGTAACTCGATAGGATGGCCTCCTGCGCAACCGGGTCGAGGTGGTGATCATTGCTCCAGCAGAAGGTAAGGTCCGGAGCATCAAGTTCGTTCGCTAAGACGTCATCGATCAAGCCCGCGACCCAGTTGAGGATCGGCGCAAGGCCCTCCTCCTGGGCGAGATCTTTCTGCGTCTCGGCGGTGGCCCGGTTCATCGTCTGCACGAGTGCCTGGGGCGAGATCGAGAAGGCAAAGCAAACGATTCGCGCGAGCCATTCGTCGAACGGGCTTTTCAACTCGGGCTCGGTCGTCTGAACAAATGTTTTCGCGACTCCGCCCGGAACGAATTTCGCGCGGCGGCGCCGACCGAAATCGCCATCGAAATAAGCGTCCCAATATTTTTGATAAGAGGCGATCTGATCCGGGGTCCAATTTTCGGGAACGCCAATGAGACTATCCGGGATGTTTCCCTCGGTGAAATAATCGAGGAGGAAGGTTTGCCGGCGTAGCGCTATATTGACGGTCGTGATAATTTGCTCGACCGGGCTGAACCCATAGGCTCGGTTGACCCTCAGGTTACGTGGCCGGTAAATGAGGTCGCGCACCGAATAGTCAATCGCCGGATAGCCTTTTAGAATTTGCTGATAGGCCGGCGGATAGACCATCGCGCCGGCTTCCCGATAAGGCTGCGGGGTACGTCCCCACGGATCGAGGATGGGCTTGATGGTCGCGCCATCGAGCGGCAAAAGCGCCCGAAGGCGACCGCCCCGATCACGACTCATGTAGAGCGCCGGCGCATCGGTCACGAAGACCTCCTCCAGCAACATGCGCACCCAATCGGCGAAATTGTGGGTGCCGTCTGGCCGCGCTAAGAAACGCTTGGCGGCCGCGATACGGTCTGAGTTCTCCGTATCGACACAGACGCCGTCGCGCGGCTTGATTGTCCAGGCTTGGCGCGCCGCCTGGTCCTTGCGGGTCTCAATGACAAGCCGAAGCAGGTCGTACCCATCGGCGAGCGATCGCAGCGTCGCGAAGGAAACCGGCTCATAGGGGCGCGCTAGAGTTGAAAGATTATAGCCTGCTGGAAAATCCCACTGGCGGCCAGCAATCTCCGGCGGCGCAAGCGGCGCCACGGGTTTTAGGGGACCGAACCAGTCCGCCGCATTCCCTTGAGCCGTCGCCGCGTTGAAGGTGACGTTCACTTCATAAGGACTCAGCGACCAGCTTCGCTGCCCGGCGCCTCGCTCGGCCATCAGATTTCCTCTGGTTGACGGTTGGTTCGCTACGCGGTCCGCCGCGCGGCTGCATTATGTTCGTGCCGCTTCTTTAGCGACGACTTCGGGCCTCCGCGGCACGCCTATAGAACTCGATGATTCCCGTCCCGTCGTCGCTGCCGAAGAGATAGGTCAGCGCCCATATGGCAGCATCCGCATGGTCGGGGCTACCGGCACCGCCATAGCCCGCCGCCGAGAAGGCGCAAAGCTGATCCTCGAGCTTTCCAAACCGGCCGGCGTGGTGCACTTGTCCCTGGGCATAACGCACCGAGATGGGTTCGGCCCTGACTGCCTTGCCACGGCTCGCGGTCACGAGACGCACCGGCACGTTTCGATCCGCCGCTTGGATCGTCGCGCGCACCATCTCGCCACCGAAATTGCTCTCTGCCACGATGCAATCCGCGCGATAATCGTGAAAGGCGACGACGGCGCGACGGCCCCATGCCGCGGGCGATTCGCGGCATGAGCGATCATCGAGAATATAGCAGTCACCGTCTGTCCCGCGCGCCGCGACGACGATACCGATTTCGTCGGCGGCGAAATCGTCGCGTCCGGCCGCGCCCGAAGGATCAAGACCAATCACCACCGCGCCGCGCCTGTCCTCCGGTATATCCTGCGGCGCACACCGATTCTTGTCGATCAATTCATAGGTCCATAAGGCGCCATCCAGATCATCGACGTAGACGCCTTCAAAAAAGCGCTTGCGCTGCTTTTCCGGCAAATTCTCGAGACTGGCGAGAAACTCCTTCGCAAGATTGGCGGTGTTGTCAGTTGGATTCAGAAAGAGCCGTTCGTAACTTTCCGGGTCCTTCAAAGGTTGCTTGGACAAGGGATCGCGTTTTTCGCCAAAGAGCACATTCGTCCAGTGCGATTTACCGACCGGATTGAGATCAACATACGCCTTCTGACTTAACTCGGGCACCACCTGCGCCAATCGCGTGAAGGCGATAAGCGCCGAGGCATAGGGAATTTGCGAGGCTTCATTTAAAAATATGCTCGCATATTCGAGGCCAAGGATTTTTTCCACACGATCCTTGTCGTCGAGCCCGCCGACCCAGATCCGAGAGCCGTTCTTCAGCTCAAAATATGCATCTTGCCGGTGCTCCTTAAGGGTCTCCTGCGGAAAGCAAAGCTGCATCACGCGCGGTAGCGTATCGAGCGCGATCGAGGCGCGCGCCGCATTGGCATGGAATCGCAAGATCGCGTGGCGCGAGCCCTTTGCATCGATGGCCCTTTTCAGAATGGCGCGAATAATCAGAAATGTCTTCCCCGAACGGGTCCCGCCGGCAAGACATGTGTAGCGCCGCTGGCCCTGTTCCAGGAGACAGCGGGCGGCATCCTGGCCGGCGCTGAATTTCACCATGCATGGTTCCGATGTTGCTCATGAGTACGAAGCAAAAAGGCCGGACGCGAAGGCAACCGGCAGCCAACCTTGTTTCCAAGACAATGTTGAAATGCGGCCTCGGACGTTGCCTTGCCATGGGCAACCTCAGGAGGGACGCTGCGCGTTCCACGATGACGCTTGCGAGCACGCCAAGCCGCGCGGCCAAGCGACACGCGTCAAGGAATGGACGCAGTTCGTGCCCGGCACACGCACATAGAAGCCTCACATTTCATCGCGGGTCAACCACATGCACGACAACATAATTGCGCGTTCTTACAAAGCCGCCATGGTGCATAGCGGGTTCAAACCGCGGTCAACGGTTGGCTCATGTTCCAAGGATTGTGGAAGTGTGGGGCACGGCGACATCGGCACGCAGTTCGTGCCCGGCACACGCACATAGAAGCCTCACATTTCGTTGCAGGTCAACCTGCCGCCAATCCTCTCTGATGCGCGTTCATACATGGATTCGAGGCGGCGGTGGTGTGCGGCACGTCGCGGCGCGAACGTTCCGGCTTTGGCCATGATTCAGCGTCTTTCGGCCGGACAGTCCAACGGGCGTCAAGATTGCAAAGGGGAACAACCCGAGCCATCGCTGGGCCCGATTGCTATGCCGGATCGCTGAGCTAGCGCGGGATGAGGAAAAGTGGATGCCGGTTTTCCGCCCGCATCCCGTGCTAGGATTTTGGCATCGATCACGATGACCTTGGATTGATTCAATCCAAGGTCATCGTGATCTAAAATGTGAGAGATCGGCGCAGCCGGATCGGCCGCAGTGCCAAGCACAGAATTCGTGCCGCGAACGCGCGCAGACTGTCATCACAATTCGTGACAGGTCAAGGCGCGGGCGCTCTTCCATTTTGCGCTTTCTTACCGCGCCAGCGCTATTCCTTGGCCAGTCAATGACGTTTCTGCGGCAGCCGCCTTTCATCCGTCATCATTCCGGGTTTTTGCTTTAAACGCCCGATATCCTGAGATAGGTTCCGCACCGATTGCATTGGCCCGGGCGAGACGATCCGGGTCCTTGGACAAGGTTGCGCAACCTGCCTTCCGATGGAGTCAACAAAGTGAGCTTTCAACGTCTTGTCGGCCGGTACATCAGAAAAGCTTTGCGGGAGGTCGGGCTGGATCTCTCTCCCGTGAGAACGGAATTTCAGGCACGGCTCGTTTCCGAGACGCATCTTTCACGCATGTTTGCCACCCTCGGTCACGCGGCGTCCGGCTTCCTCGCGTCCCAGGACATCCTTCCGATCCGTCACACCTTCGACCTTGAGGCTGAGATCGGACGCTTCTATCGCGCCTATCTCGATTCTCCATTCACCAAATTCGCCGGCGGCAGCCGGATCGGCAATCTTTTGTGGCTCGATCTCATCGCGAAATGGACCGGGCCGGACCTCATCATCGACAGCGGGACCTATCGCGGCGCAAGCGCCTGGGCCCTCGCCCAGGGCGCGCCGCAAGCGCGCATCTTGAGCTTCGACATTGACCTGTCCAATCTCGCCTTGCGCTGCGAGAATGTCGAATATATCGAAAACGACTGGACGAGTTTGGATTTCGACGCAATCGACAAGTCGCGCAGCTTTTGCTATTTCGATGACCATGTCGATCAGGGCAGACGGTTGAAGGAAGCGGCGGATAGGAACTTTCCGCTCGCTATTTTCGACGACGATTTCACCGTCTATGGCTTTGCGCCGATGGCGCATGGCGGCTTCGCGATCCCCAAGATTTCCTTCATCCTCGATGAGTCCCTGGCCGATGGCGAGGTCATCGAATGGGTCGAGGGGGCGCAGAGGTTCAGTTGGCCGGTCGACCGCGCCCAGCTTGATGCACTCAGGAATTTGATCGGCGCGACGGCAAGGCTCCCCAACCTTGTCGAGCCGCTGACGATTGATCAGCTGCCCTATCGTCTTGTCGCGATCAAGAGCACAACGCCCCAGTCCGCCGCGGCGACCGAGGCGGCAACGGCACCCTGA